TATGATCTTGGCCCACTGACAGGCGTGTCCAAATGTGGACACCACACATGCATTCCCAACCGAGGAACAGAGTCGAACTGAAAGACCAGCTACGTAAACAGCTGGCGGGCACCGTGCCCCATGTGTGTAAGGTTCTTTAAATGATGTTGGCGCTGACCGGGCGCCGTTTTGTATCGCCTTGGGGCGAGGTTTTGTATCACCGTAGTGAGGACTTTTAGCGCAGCCCATTCGTGCCACCAGGTCTGACCCCAGAGGGGTTCGGCTTGGACCAGTTGGCGACGGCGGGCCTTGCGCCCTTTTGGTTCCCCTGCCTGTTACGGACAGCCTGCTGCAGCCGGGCAGCGGCCTGTTTCTCTGCCACCGGTCGCATAGCTTGTGCGAGACCGGATAAACCGGCACCGATAACAGGACGGCCCATGGAGTTGGCCAGCATTGCTGCCGTACGGACAACGGGGTAAACTGCAGGTATCGACTTCTGAGCTGCGTCGGAGATCCAACGAAACCACTTGCCCATGTCATTGTAGCCCTGCGGACAACCCGGTGGTAACACGTTGGCAACCATGTTGTAAAGCACCAGTGCATTCGGGTCGTAAGTGGCGGAGGGTTGTGATAGAGCAAGAAACGACGGCTTGTTGGCTGCCGGCAGGCGCTCAATGCCGACCCGCCAGGTGACGAAAAGTGTCGTCGCCTCAGACAGGCCGGTAAAATAAGCGCCAGAAGTGTTCATCTGCGAAAAGTGCATGGGGCCACCGAAGGCACCACTCTTGTAAGGGGTGTCGACGGTTGTGACGTCCAATGCATACAGCGACGTGTCGCTAACAAACGACCCCATAATGTTCGGGCCGCCGGTAATGTAGGGAAGGTACCCACTGTCGGCGGCGTTTGTCGGATTGTTCTGTGCAATGGCCCATGGACGGCGGGTCATCGACTGAAACTTGTTGTCCGACTGGAACTTGGCGGTGTTGTAGCAACCATCCTGTGCTGCCCACGAGTGCGAACCAGGCATGATTTTGGCCTCGGCGACGGTGTTTGGTGGGCAGCGGAAGTATGTGGTCGGCTGTGAAGGCGGGTAAA